CAACATGGGCACGATTTACGAATGCGCGCTGGTTGAAAAGAACGACGACGGGACGCCGCGCGAGCATGCCGTCGAAGCGCGCGACAAATGGTGCGACCTCGGCCCGACCAAACAAGCCGGGATCAGATGTTCCGATCCAGTGTTTTGGGCGTTTCTGTCGGAAGAAAAGAAAATCCGGCCGGGCATCAACGACCACGACGCTGCGGCGCAGATCGTCCGGACGCTGTGCCGCGTCACTTCCCGCAGCCAACTCGACAAGCCGGGTTTCCAAGCCGCGCGCGTCATCTGGTACGGGATCGATCAGGAATTCCAAGCGTGGAAGGCGAGGGAAAGCCATGGCTAAAAAACCGCGCTTGGACAATCCGCTTGATCGCTACGACAAAGTCCATCGCACCACCTCGCTGCGCTGTCCGCGCTGTGGGTGGAAGTTTCGTTGTCCAATCGACCAGATGACGCGCGTGCTTTGTCGCGCATGTGAAAGCCAGCGACGCGATGAGAAGCCCGCGCAAACGCAATGAGGCTTATCTGGCGCGGGTGCGGCAGCAACCATGCTGCATCTGCGGCGACGATGTCAGCGTAGAGGCGCACCACCCGCGCATTGGCGTCGTCGGGATGGGACGCAAAGCGGACGATGCCAAGGCGGTGCCGCTATGCGGACGGCATCACCGCGAGTTGCACACGATGAACGAGCGCGAATTCTGGGCGAGCTACGGAATCACACCATGAAAAAACGCTTCTCGGTTTGGGTGCGTGAACACGGCAGCGACCACGACGTCGAACTGTGCCAGATGGACAGCAACCCGCAGGAAGCCGAAAAAGCGGCGCACAGCAAGCTGTTGAAGCTCGGCAAGGGCAAGAAGATCGCCAGATATTCCTACGTCTATGTGGTGGACAACGAGAAGCCCGATGCCGCGCGCTGAAACCGAACAAGACCTGATCGCGGAGCGCGAGATCGTCACCGCGATCATCGCCAAGTTTCCGAAGCGTTACGATGGCTATCTGCACTTAAGCGAGTACGGCTACCGGCTCGACGGCGCACTGACGCAAAAGCACGCGCACGGCTACTCGGTGGCGCGGCTGTTCTATGAGGCCAAGGATCGCGACATCGACTTCGGACAATACCGCGACGGCCTGATGATCGGCGTCAGCAAGCTGGTGGCGGCGCAGGGTTTGACCAAGGCGACGGGCTTGCGCTGTTGCTTCTTTCCGCGCTTCACCAGCGGTGTCATCGGCTCGGTTGATTTCGCCAAGCATCGCGGCGAGGGCTATTTCCGGATTGGCGGGCGCAGCGACCGCACCAACTTCGATCACGACACCGAACCGGTCGCGATATTCCCGTGGGAGGACATCAACGTTCTGATCGACCCACGTCAACAGGTGGCGTGATGCAGCGGCTTTGGATGCCATTTTACTGGGGCGACTATTTCAGCCACACGCGGCATCTGACCAAGTCGCAGCATGCTTCATATTTAATGCTGATCGGGCATTACTGGACAATTGGTAGTCTGCCCGACGACGACCAGCAACTGGCGCAGATCACTCTTTCCACGCCGGAAGAATGGAAGGCCGACAAGCCGGTGCTGCAGGCGTTTTTCTATGACGGCTGGAAGCACCGACGCATCGAGCACGAAATGCACCGTACCGCCGATCTAAGAGCCAAGCGCGCGGCGGCCGGGCAGAAAGGCGGCATCATCGCGTCCATCAACCGCTTCAAGCGGCGGCCCTAACGGCAGCGTCAACTGATTGTCGTTCGCCGCAATGCTGGCGATGTGGTGCAGGCGGCGGTGACAGTCCCGGCACGCGGCTACCAAATCCTCCGGGCGTTCATGGTAGACGCGCCGGTAGTCCTTGTGATGGACCTCGCAAGCGCGATTGCGACAGCGCGCGCCGTTCCAAGTGATTTGACAGCGGAAACCTGCGGCGGCCTTGGCCTGATCGGCCTTCAACTTCCAAGCGTCGGTGCGAAGATATTCGTGGTAGCGTTTTTGCGCATTGGGCATGTGATCCTCCAATTTCAGAGGACCGTCATAATTGACAGCAAAAGCGGGTTGTCAAACAGAGAGCGCTGACACCGCATGACACCGCAAGACCGCATGAGACCGCATGAGACCGCATGAGACCGCACGGGCCTCAAAAGACCCCAAGCGTACCGCCGATAAAATTCCCGTGAACGTAGCAATTGCTACTCGTTTGCTATTCGTTTGCTTGGGTCTTTGCTATAGCCGTGCCGTACTAGCTACAGCACATATTCTTTTCCCTTACTTCTTTCTGTGTATGCTGCTGCGCGCGCGAGAGGCTTTGCAAAGGGGAGATCGCAGAGGGATCGAGTGCATCAACCGGCACCGGGGCCAACCCCCGAACGCCTGCGACACGCAGGCAAGCTCAAAGACGGCGATTTCGAAGTCGGCGGCAACAAGCGGGACGGTCACCGCTACAAGATGACCGACAGCCCGCTGGCGAGGGCGCTGGTGCGTCAAAAAATTTCCGGCGAGGAATTCACCGGCTTGAAAAAATACGCGCTCCACTGGTTCGCTGGCGGCTTGGCGGGGCATTTAAATTCCATCGACCTGAACCGGGTGCTGGCGTTCGACCCCTGCGCGATGTCGGGATTAGCCAAGAACGAGGCGCAGGCGGATCACCGGAACCTCTACCGGGCGGCGCGGGAACAGATCGGGTATGTGCGGCCGGAAATCGCCCTTGTGGCTGATTATGTTGCCTGTTTTGAGGTCGACTTGATGGACGTCGGGCACCATTTGGGGTTCCGGTCGCCCTACCGGGCGCGGGTGGCGGCGCTGGAATTGCTGCGCGACGCCGGGGACCGGCTGGTGGAATTCTGGGAAAAGTTGCGCAACCAAGAATTTTGATGATTGACAAAGGGGCGTTTAGACCCCCTGATCGGCGTATCTTCTGAAATCGCGCGTAGTGTTTCAACCCGGTGGGATAAAAAGCCCCCTTTGCATCCCGCCCGCTTGGTGCCTGTAAGCGGTTTCGGTTGATCGGATTTTGGGAAGTGCACCTTACCTGATCCAAAAAAAGGACCGGTTGTCGCCCAGCCGGTCCTTTTTGATGTCAGCGGTTATCGCGTTCCCACAACTCCTCTCGGATGATTTCCCGCAAGCGCTCATCGCGGGCGCGGCCATAAGTGTGGATGAGGTTGGGGACTAGCACGATGGCAACGAGACAAACGACGCTCGGCGCAATCCACTCGATGAGGTGCCAGAGCACAACCGATAAAAAAATAATCACATCGGCGATCATTGCCGGGCTTCCTTCAAGCGTTCGACCAAGCGCAGCACGCTAACCGATTTCCAAGGCTTGCCGGTTGGCGTCCAGATGCCCAGCGCGTTGAGGTGTCCGGCGATGCGCCGCGACGACTGCCCGATCACTGGCGCAAGAACGCCGCGCAGGCTTTCGGCGAATTCGGCCGCATCGTTTTGGTTGGCTTTGGCCTGCACCGCATTGCCTAAGATTTTCCCGCGCGACTTGGCAGCGGCGAGCGCGTCCCGTGTCCGCTGCGAGATCACACGGCGCTCTTTCTCGGCGAACGCCGCATAGATGTGCAGCATGAACGGGTCAACGTCCGGACCTAGCTCGGCGACGATAAACGGCACCCGCTGCGCCATCAAACCGGAAATGAAAGCGACATCGCGGCTCAATCGGTCAAGCTTGGCGACGATGACCGGGCTTTTGGTTTTCTTGGCTTGCGCCAGTGCGGCGGCGAGTTGCGGGCGCTTATCCAAAGCGTCCGCACCTTTGCCGGTTTCGACCTCAATAAACTCGGCGGTGATGGTGTGATTGTGATCCCGGCCGAAACGTTCAATCGTGGCGCGCTGCGCTTCCAGCCCAAGGCCGGATCGGCCCTGCCGTTGCGTCGAAACGCGATAGTAAGCAATCATTGATTTGTCCCCTTTGCTGATTTGGCACTATCCCAAAATATTTGGAAATAGGCAAGAAAAAACCCGCCGGTCAAGGCGGGTTTGGTTGTTAGAGGTTGACAGTCTCATACCTGATGACGGCGGGCAATTTGTCGAAGCCCGGCGGCTTGCGGTCGCCGCGCTTCATCAGAACGGAAAGCGCCAGCGGCAACCCGGTTGCGGCGGCTTCGACTTTGTAGGCATCGAACGCGGCGGCAACATCGGCCACGGTCTTGATCTCGACGGCGCGGCGCGGAAACGGTGGTTCACCGCCGATGCACATTGCAATCGAAATGCCGCCTTCCCAACGGCTCGCGCCGTAGGCACTCAAAATAATGGTCGCCATTTTAGTTTCCCCTTGCGGGCAGCGCGGAATGCGCAGCCTCTAATGCGCCAAGCCGGGAAAGCTTTCGCTGCCCGGCATGGTCGCAATGTTTGGATGGTTAGGCCGCGAGCGCTACCGGTTCGGCAAGCGCGCAATCCCGCAGGAATTGCGCGGCGGCGCTGGCTTTGGATGCGGCGGTAAAGAACGCGCG